CAGGGCTACGCCCTGGCTGGTTCTCATACCGAGGACCGAAGCTAACATCGTCAGCTTGGGACCTGGAGGTCGAGAGACCAATAGTTCTTAAGTGAACACGTGCACGGGGACGATAACCAATCGTCTCTAAGCACCGGTTCGGACGGTGAGACGCAACCCCGAAGGGTTTGATGCGTGGGTATCCGGAAACCGATATCCAACTGGGGAACTCCCAGTGGGGTCAACCTAGGGGCCGGACTCTGTCGTCGACAGAGAGGTTTACCGGATCTATCGGCACGTCGGATCTTGGAACCAAAAGTAGGGGCACTGCCTCAAGAACGTCTGTGCGAAGGTAACGCAGCTTTGCAACTGTATCCCTGTCGCACAGGTACGATCCTGGGGAATAGGGATCGGAGCACAGACCTCGAATACCCACTACAGGAGCGATACCTGCTATGGGGAGATTGGCCCAAGATTGTCGGGCGCCTTATAGTGAAGGCCCCTACTAGACTCTCAAGTCAGTAGAGACTCCATCGGCGGGACCGAGACAAAGAAATGTCGTGCGTGAACAAACGTTAAAAGCGGAGCCTTTGTAAGATAAGGCCACAGTACTCTTAGGATAGATGGGAAAGGGAGCCTCTGTTAGCCAAGACTATACCAGTGACTGAACCTCGAAAGAGTAATAGGCATGATTGGAAGCACAGCGCAGAGTACAGCCCAGACCTGTTGAAGGTAAGGAGTATGATCAGCACGTGTCCGTAGGGAGAGGAACCAAAACATGAAGCTGGATAGCGGTGAGTAGGACCAGTAAGGAAACTTGCTGGAACCAAAGCCCACTAACAGTGGATTGCTAGGGGAATCAATCTACGCTCGGGATCTCGTATACCGTCAGGTAGATGAGAGTGAAGGTACCAAAAGAGCTCCCATGGGGAAGCTGAGAATTCGATCTCTGGCGACTGCAGTCTGCAGTCAGGAGGTTGAGGGGTCAGTGGAACCATAGGGGGTTGCTAATGGATTCCTTCAGCGATCCTATCGCCTCCGCTCAGGAGCGCCTGCGGCCCGTGGGTAAAACCACGGAAACCGAAGGTGGACTAGGCAAATTAATGTGAAAATATTAAAATGCTCTTCAAACTACTCAAGATTGAAAACCTTAGAGTAAGTGCGAAACTAGCCCATTGGCGTCCACATTTAAAAGTGTGGAGACACCTAATGGAGCCCATGATTTCATGGGCAAGATTAGTGTCAGGTAGGCCTTCTCGAAGTAAGATTATCCAATTAGCGACCTTCGCAAAATGGGTTGCGAATATGGTACGTAAGCAGGGTGTTCCAGGCCTAGTCCAATACTTGAAAACTGCGCATACCTTGCTAATGCAGGGAGTGCCAGGGTCAGAATTGAAAGTCACTTCGAGAGCGATCTCGTGTGTGGCTGTGGCCACGGGTGGATCTAATCTTCCTAGAGTGATTCCGAGCTACGCTCGGGGCTTCATTCGAAGGGGAGACAGGTCGACCATTCGATTTTGGCTCACGTTATTGGGTATGTATCGGATACTGCTAATCGAACCGAAGTATAAGTTTGGTACCATCACCGACCCCGGGAAGCTGCTCTCACGAGCGTTCCTTAAGGAGTGGTGTGTATTCATACGAAGTAGGTTTGTGCCGCAGCTTGAAGAGCATACAGGCGAGAAACTCTTAGATGTTGGGACCGACGTCTTAGGGAGACCGTCAGTGGTGCCCATAATGAAGTCTTCGGCCGACCTTCCTAACATTGATTGGGAAGTAGGCGAAGTCGGTCCATCAACCTCATTCGGCTGTAGGTTCAACTCTGCAAAGAGGTGGACGGAAGGTCAATGGGGATGGAGTTTGTTCCGTTATCTCTCGGTAACACCGGGAGGAACGGGTACGACTAAATCCCTGTGGACTCAAATGACTGAGGTGGCGGAGGCCGCTCCAACTGCACGTAGGATGACTTTGTCGTCCGCAGTATTGGAGAGAGTTCGAAAAGGAATAAGTGTTTTCAAAGCGGATTCAACTGTTTCCCAAAAGGAAATAGCTCTGAGGAAGCGGAGAGAGTACCCAAACGGATCGAAAGTCAACGGTCGGCTATCTGTAAAGATAGAACCCGCGGGCAAAGCCCGGGTTTTCGCCATGGTGGATTATTGGACGCAAGTGGCCTTGAAACCGCTGCATGAGTGGATCTTTTCCTTATTAAGGGAGATCCCTCAAGATGGGACTTTTAATCAGCTTAAGCCCGTGAAAAGGCTTTTGAAGATTGTAAAGTCTGATCAGAAGATTTATTCTTTTGACCTAAGTGCGGCGACGGATAGGCTACCCGTCCTTATTCAGGGACTGTTATTGTTACAGTTCTTTGGACGCCATTTTGCCGCTACTTGGAAAGCGTTGCTTTGTAACCGAAACTACTACCTTGGATCGTCGATCTGTAAGGCAGCGGGACTAGGAAGCAAAGGAAAGGACCTTAGGTATGCCGTAGGCCAACCGATGGGAGCCTTTTCAAGTTGGGCGATGCTAGCTCTGACACACCATGCTATGGTGCAGTTCGCTGCTTATCGCGCGGGGGAAGCGAAGTGGTTCGACCGATATGCGGTCTTAGGTGATGACATAGTTATTGCCGACGACCGAGTCGCCTTAGAGTACAGAAAGTTCTGTGAACTCGTCGGATTGGGTATAGGGATTGCGAAATCCTTAGAGGCGAGAGGTAAAACTCTCGAATTCGCTAAGAAGTTCTTCTTTCGAGGAGAACTTGTTAGTGGGTTACCGGTGAAGTTTTGGGCTGCTGCCCAACACTCTGCTGGTGTCGCTCACGCACTTAGTGCGTGGTACCCAACCGGCTCATTAGCGAACTTTGTTCGTGCTCTAGGGGTCGGTTTCAAGGGCGCTAGTAAGGTTGATGCTCCTTGGGACGCTGTCCCGCGGAGACTGAAAGTCTTATTGGTTCTCTTGACTCAGCCGGCAACCGAAGGCCGCTTTGCGATGCCGACATGGCTTGATTGGCTCATGTCGCGTTCAGCGATCTCGAAAGTAGACCACGAAAGTCAGCTAACGAGATTAATCAGCTTCAATAGTTGGGCCACTGGCCTGATTACTGAGGTACTGACTCCTGCAAGGGACCGCGTCGATTCGATGCAGTCGGACATCTTCTTCGCTGAGGAAGGGTCCTGGGATCCTTGTGGGAGACTGATTGATGCAGCTTGCAATCAAGCGGCTGCTTCAGCGCAAAAGTCTATCGACCTAGCTGAGGAATCAATGAAACACTTGCAGCGGTTGAATCTCCGATTCAACCCAGTCCAGACGAGTGCGATTTTTGCACAAGTCGTAAGATCGGCTGAGAAAGTAGACTTGATCAGTCCTTCTGCTGCTCGAGCTTTGAAACGTCCAAAAGAAGTAGAGGTCGCAAAGGTGTTGGAATTCTTCCGACTCTGGAACCGACTTCGAGCTCGGATGGGCGTTACTTAGAAGACCTGAGTACTTCTCGAAAGGGAAGGAGGGGGGCACTGGTTCCATTGAATAATCTGAACCATCTAAACGTTGAACTTAGTCAGTTCAATATTTAGTAGAGGCTGCCTACCGCAAGCACCTGTCCTCGGTCCTAGGACCGGGTGGCAAGGACTGCAAATAGTTGAGTGCACCTCTAAGCACCACAGTTTCCGG